GCGAGCTCTACACGGATGAAGTTGAAATTGTTGTTCTCAAGGAATTCAAAGATTTCGGGTTCTTCTTCCGGAAGCACTTCCTCTTTGATGATTTTGCGGGTTTTTCCGTCGCGTTTCTTCCTGTAGACAAGGATGCTGTCTCCAAACACGACTTTATTCTTAAATTCAACATTACTGCCAATGGTAACGTTGGTGCCGATTTTACGCATGATGTCGTACATCATATCGTTATTCCTTCCGCGCGGAATAAACTTGATCGGATCTTTCTTTCCCTTGGGGACGACTTCAACGGCTGATGCCTCCTTGTCAGTCACAATGTCGCTGTTATCGCTGAATTGGATAACTTTCTCACCTCCTTTCAGGACTGCATAGGTTTCGTACCCTTTCATAACTAGGTTAGGTTGTTGCTTTGATTCCATTAAAAATATACTTTGAGATGATTAAACTGGGTGATAAGGCAGCGTCGGATCTTGCGTGGTGTGGCTTCACCGGCTTGCAGTACATTGATTGTACTACCGCTGCTATGAAATGATGTGAGTACAGCACGTTCATAAGTGATCAGTTCCCCGGTACTCTTCTTGCAGAACTGGATGGAAAACTCTATAGGCTTTCCATCCGCATATCGTTCCATCAGCTTCCATATTTTACTTTGATGAATCCTTTTGCTTGAATCTTGCATGGATGATTAATGTTAAGATGATAAGAATGATGGGGATCCCGATGGTCAGGCCATACTGGATCCCGTTGTCTATCCCGGCAGCTACAGAACTGCCGGCATCTTTGTGGGAGGCTGACTGTTTGCTTTGCTGAAGCGTGAGATCATTCTTCGTTTCTTGACTCTCAGATACGTGTATAGTGTCATCTTCCTGCAGCAAGGTCTTGACTGTCTTTTCGTTCCCTTCAATCTCGATATTCGATATCGGGGATAAGCCAGTCTCCGGATCTGCCGGCTTGGATGTGTCGAAGTTAACTTTGACTTTCCAGTCTTTGCCCGCTTCTTCTTGATTAAGGTTGAATAAGGAGCAGGCATCTTCAGTTCTGATACGTAGAGCTGAGTCTGAGATAGAAAGACGGGTTTGCTCTTGAGTGCTACTATCGTTTTGATAAGTAGCACGGCAACCACAAAAAGAACAAGCGCATGCAAGGCAGGCAGTACAAATAAGAATGTGTGCATAGTATTTCATTGTTTTCGATTGTTACACGATAGGTTTATACATTTGAATCGTTTGAGATCAGCTATTTCTTTTTCGTTATCCGCTATCTTTTTATCCTGCGATTGCTGATTGCTTTCCAGCTTTTCAATGCGGATTGTCCATCTCGTTTCGCTTTCCACTTTATCTTTTTTCATTGCTTCCTTATCAGCTCGCAGGTCTGCTATGAGTTCCTGATATACGTCCTGTACAGAGCTTAGGGCTTTAGCTTCTGCCTGCTTTTTAGTGTATTTGAGGGTGACGAATCCTGTGATGGTTGATAGGAAGCTACCACCAAGTATGAATGCGAGCAATTGTTGTTTAAGGATAGGGTCCATGTCTTGTTTTTCAGCAAAGGTATCGGGTATGTAGTAGGTCGTAAAGGACATGGCAGAGGCCCCAAAATGATAAAATAAAATTTGTTTACAAGTAGCAAAGCCCAGCATATAAGGGGTGAAAAAAAACTTTAGATCGAAACATTTTCTTAGGGCGGTGCGTGGTCGGACGGGAGAAAAAGGAGAAAATATTCCCTCTTTTTCTCGTCCTTTTATTGGTTATCAGCTCTTTGCCTTTTTTTCTATGAGAATTGCTTGAGACTGGTTGGTGGCTACCTGTTATTCAGGAAGAATACACCACTAGAGTTTGATCCAGGTGCCGTGAAATAGAAGTTCATGCCTAACCACAGCGTGTCAAATGCATCAGTTATGTGCGTCTTATATTCATCCGGATTATCAGGAGTGTCATCGCTTCCTTCAGGCGTTTTATCCTTCTCAAATCCATTCTTTCCCTGCTTGATGCCAGTCTGTTCCATTGCGATCTTCAGAAATTCATTTTGATGCAAGTTTATTTGGATCCACAAGAATTGCGGATCTCCTTTCAGAGTCAAGTCTATATTCAGATGCTTCCACTCATGTTTCGGGGCTTGACCGACATAGACCATCGTCACGTTGTATCCATTCTCTTTGAATACCCGTTCAATGATATCGGCATAAGTTTCTGTAGTGGATCCTGATTCCCAGGTGAACGTATGATCATAGTAGACTACTATATCGTGATTAAGTTTCGGACGGTAGTAGTCGGCTATCATCTTGACAAGATCTTGTAGCTTCCCTGGTGTTTTGACATAAAATGACTTGAGAACGCGCATCGTATGTTCATTCAGTTGGCCTACGACAGCTGTGGAGATGGATGCATTTGAGTCGAATGCAAGGTGCAATTCCTGATCGAAGTCAAGATCTCCGTCTCCTAAACAGCCGCAGGAGGTCAGTTTTCCCCAGTTGCACCCAAGATTCCGGAGGCGTCCATTGTCTTTTGGGATATAGAAGTGAATATTATCATCCAGCGCAGAATAGAAGCCGTTCGGTACACGGAACAGGCGTTCGTTCATGAAAGCGGTACGCCAAATTAGCGGTGGTGAGTTACGATACATCTGCCATATAAAATCTTCTCCCAGCACTTCAAGGTTGTCGAATACGTCGTATTCACCATAGAAAACGGTATATTCTTTAGTTTTCCCCGGCTGCGGTTTGATTGGAGGCTGATATTTCCTCGCTAGATCCAGGTCAAATTGATATTCTTTGATCTGACGCATCACATGGTCCGTGAGTGGCTTGCGTTTGTACTCCTGCAGTTTGAGATATAAATTTCTGATCAGGTTGATGTGAGGTGGGGACATTTCATCCATCTTATCCAGGATCCATTTTCCCATTGATGCGGTCGGCATATCTGTGGAATAGCTTACGCTGTGATGGTGCGGGCATTCACCGAAGTATTGCCGGTTGCCTCGGTTGGCAGGATCCACCTCACTTTTAATCTTCTCATAGTTGAGAAACTTAGCTTCAGGACCTATCACCCAATCCAGCGACATGGAGTTGGCAGACATTCCCTGGTTGAATGACAGGATCACCATGACCGTACCATTCCAAAAATGGAATGCATTGCTCCAGCCTTCACCTAGGACGGGACGGACTGGTTTGGCGAATCCCATGCTTGCCGGTGCTTTGTGACCAACAACATAGTGAATGCCTTGAATGTATCCCCATTCAGCCAAAGCCTTGCAGATTGCCGGGAGAGTATTTCCCCATGCCTTGGCGTATGACGGAGAGATGAGACCACCCAAAGATCCCGGCATTTCCCATACATTCCGAAGGATAATTCGGGCATCAATACCTTCGGATTTTCCGGTACCACGTGATGCGACTATATACTCGTCATGTGCGTTGATGGCCATCGCCTGGCGCTGCATCTTATTGAAGAATTTGTCAACGACTTCATATTGCTTTCTGCGACGTTCACGGGCAGATAAGATAGGAGAGAGGTGGGTACTCATTCTTCTTCCTCCTCTTCGATGGGACGAATGTCCACCGCTTTTTTGCTCAACATACCTTTGAATCTGCTTCGCATTTCTGACCTGGTTCCTTCAAGGTCTTCAATAGGTTCCAGACCTTCCAGAAGGGTAACATCATCTGAAGGCTCAAATGATGGAGGAACGAGCTGGGAGTAGTCGAATTTCTCATCTTCTTTGTCCGAGCGAGTGTATTTACCTATCTTGTCCAACGCTGCAGCTGCTCCCTTGGCATCTTCTTTGTCTATGGCCATATTGAATGCTTTTTTCCCACCTTCTACAATCATATACCGATACCAGGCTTTTGCGGCCAGTTGAATGTTACCAACTAATCTGTTGATCATGCCGATGTCCCGGTATGCTTGTGATTGTGATACGGCATCTGTGTTACCTCCGCATCCATTCATCAGGAAGTTGACAAGTTCGGTGTCTTGGATCAGAGGATCTTCCATTTTTTTGCTGACACATAGCATCATTCGTTTTTTGATTTCCATTTCCCGTTGGGACAGGATGCTTGATGCATCCTCTTTGTCCTTGAACAAGGCACGTTCTATCCGGTCGTATGTAGGCTCTTTCTTAGGCATAACTATAGTGGTTTGTTGTATTCAAACGAAAGCGAGGGCAACACTAGATGTATGGCCCTCGCTTGTGCATGAACTGTTCATAGATCCAGGGGCAATGCCTCTGATGTTATTCCTTACTTGCGCTCTGTTGCACCGCAATTTCCTTTTCCAGTGCTGCCAGTTCTTCTTGGTAGCCGGCAACACGATCTAAGGCATTTTGCATAACAGTCTTTTTACCTTGAGATTCGGCGCGGTTAGCAGCAGATTGGCTGTTAGTAATGTTTTGTTTCAGACGTTTAATCTGACGGGCGATCTCAATACCGCGTACTACGCCATTATCACTGTATACCGGTCGTTTCTCTTTAAGGTTCAGTTCTCCTTTTCCTTCTGCCCAAGCGTCGATCTGTTTCCAAAGCCGGCGGCGTTCGTCATCGAGTTTACAGAGATCTTCGGCTATAGGCTGCCGTTCTTCTGCCGGGATCTCCGAATTAGCTACATCGTTATGCAGGCTTGCATATAGAGGTGCGATTTCTTTGATACGGGCATAAGCCTTGCGAATAGACAGGCTGAGTGATTCTTCTGTGATGATCTTGACGCCTGGTGTGTTCAGAGCGTTCACTTCGTTCTGTAAGGTAGATAGTTCTGACATCTTCTCGTCAAATTGTTCCTGAAGGGAAACAAGTTCATCAGCGTGACTTCCACTGTCGTCCTCTAAACTGTCAATTCGTGATCGAAGGTTATTGACCAACTCCTCCAGGGAGGCGATATTCGCTTGCTTGGATTCGATCGTTTTTTTTCGATCATCCTCGCTCATGGTCTTTACTACAACAATTTCTTCCATTGCGGCAGGATATAAGGAAGGGGAGAATTTAATCTCCTTGTCGAGTTTGGACAAGCAATTAACGAGCTGGGTGAAATGCGGATCAAAAATGTGTGGATCTTCCGGAGCTGCTGCCAGGTAAGCAGCAAATTTCTTTTTCATAGCTTCCTTTGCGAGAGCATTGAAAAGAACCAGGCCGTCAGCATATTTGCGCTGACGGTCTCCTAACCATTGGCTGAGTTGTTCTTGTCTGATCATGATTCTGGTGCGGGAGCTGGTTTAAATCCGCCTATCACTTCCATATCTATGGGAGTTTCAAGGAAGATCGCAGAGTAATTGGAATCGGCGGTAGCCGTATAGGTGGTACCGCGACGGTCACCTCTTGCTTTTCCTCCATTGAAGGAAGGAGCAGTAGAAGCATATAATCCCGGCTGTCCCATGATCATTTGCCTGCCGTCGGAGTCTTCAAAGATGTAATAGCCTGCTGTGTTTTTTACCAATGCATTGAATGCATGCATTTCAGGGGTATTACCAGGGAAGAAGAAACTTAGCGTCAGTTTATAGCTGATCCCGTCAGCTTCTCCCTGTTGCTCCGCTTTATATTCGACTGTCGCGTCTGTACTATATAGATAAATAGGTTGCTTATATGTTCCTTCTGCAGGAAAAGCAAATGCACCGGCTGCCGTCACTAACGCCTCGTTGTCTGCTGCTTTGCCGGGATCCGGAACGGTGGGTACTGTATTGGGTGCATCAAATGGGACGAACAGTAACCGTCCTTTATATCCACCCATATTATTTTGACCGACATTCCATTTCAGTGGTGCGAAGGCCGGACCAGCTGCCAGCATGGTCAATGTATTTCCATCAAGATGGCATGTCTGAGGGTGCAGCTCCGGGATTGCAATAACCAAAACCACAAATAACAAACAGAGAATTAGGTAAGTATATTTTTTCATTAGTGTAATTGTTAAGAGTGAATAGGATAGAGCGACCAAAAATGGCCGCTCATTTTTTTATCTCAGTTTAGGTATAAGCACCGGTTGCGGTTGTTACCTCGCCTTCCACTACAGTCACTTCCTGATCGGCAGGTTTAGTCTTACCGTCTACAGCAGTAAACTCAATAGTGTACTTACCGGGTGTCAGACCAATGATGCATTGACCATTGCTACGTTCAGCAACTTTGCCTTTGATGGCCCAAGCGGCATTCTCCGTTCCTGTGATATTAACTTGTACGCCTCCGGTCTTGCAATAGTCTCCTGCGAGGTCAAGAGATTCATTCTTTTGCTCATTACAGCGGTATACTTTTTCATGCCAGTCGCGGATACGGGTGTCATAACCGGTTTGCAGCCAGAACTGCCATTCGTTGGGATCTTCGTAGATATCACGGATCTGACAGAACTTGGTTGCGGCTTGGGTATTGAAGGCAACATCCATATTCCCTTTCTTCTGAAGAACCAGGCGTGATCCCTGTCCCAATGCTTCGTGAGAGAGGATTTCAAGCGCAGGGCACATTGCGTCTTCACGCAAAAGTTCAATCATGCGTTGCATGGAAGGATATTCCTGCATACTCAGTTTGTTGCGGAGAGCAGAGCGTGCAGCTATCAAGACCGTTTCGGCACAAAGTAACTGTGGAATTCCCGACTTGGAGGAACGCAGGTAAGTGTTGGCACCACCAATCCATTCAACCAAATTTTCATAAGCGGCGGAGTCTGTATCCTTTGTAGGCAAAGTAAAAAGACCTGATGGGGCAAAGTTGCCGCGAGCAGCATTGACATCACCTGTTGTAATCAGCATGTCGGCTTTGGTGAACAGCCCATCAAATGCACCTGACGGTGAAGTTGAGTCTTCATCACGTTCTGCATGAAACAATGTATATACTACATCTTCAACATGAGATTTTACCAATGTGAAGGCAACACGTGTTTCAAGAGGATGTTTCTTGTTGATGTTGCTGACTGGCTGACCTCCTACGATCAACAGTTCACCGTCATCGTATTTTTGAGAGTTTTCCTTTGTGATACATACAACATCCTTCGGTTCGATAACGGAAGGTTCATAGCCGAGCAGCTTATCAACCAGGCGGAAATTTTTCCCAATCTTGTAAGACTGAGTTCCACCGGCACGCCGGCGTTCATTGATTAAGGCATGTTTGCCTTGCAGATCCATAACGTTCAATCCCAATTTTGCGGCAACTTCCTGCAGGGTAGCAAATGGAAGAGCGCGAAGCGCCTTATCATATGTGATTAAGGTTTGGTTCAGTTTCGATACGTCAATTAATTTTTGAGACATATTCTTTAAATAGTTAAGGTAGGTTAGTAAATTAAAGGAGTCCGTCAGCCTTCAGGCGTTCTGTGATTCCCTGATAATTGCCGGCATTTTCCTCGCAGTAGGCAGCCAGTTCCTCTTTTCCTCCGTTTGCGGCAGGTTCACCCTTTGGGGCAGGAACTGGTTCACCCGGTGCCGGAGCTTTCTTTAGATTGGCTACTTGTTCTTTGAGTTGAGTGATCTCTGAATCCTTGCCGCTTGCCTCGGTTTTCAGATTAGCGATCTCTTGATCTTTTTCACTTACTGTTGTCTTGAGAGTCGCTATTTCAGTAGTCGCATCAGATAATTTCTGATCGATCTCCTGTTTAGCTTGTACGAGAGAACTGTTATCCGATTTCAGACGGGTGAATTCATTATGCAGGGAGTCGAGGTTCTCTGCTGATAATTCGGTCGTTACTGCCTTATCTTGACTGATATTCAGAAAAGATAAAAAAGCTGACCATGATTCTTTTAGAGTCATTTTGTTTTTGAATGAAGTTGTTGATAATGCTGGCACGGAATTCGTGTCCATACCCGCTGCCAGAAGAACGGATGTGGAACGATCATAGAGGCGAACGGCATTGGAATTTGCCGGTATGTCCACGATGGATGCTTCCATCAGCTCTGACTCTGTGACTGTTTCACGAGTCTGACCAGGTACCAGAAGGTCTTTGTTGGCTGATGTAGCAATGATGCGGATACCGACACTTGCGGCGTTGTAAGTCCCTGCTTCGTATTTTGCGGCAATGTCTTTAGATAGTTGATCAACTTTGTCGAAAACAGGAATGGCAGAAAGTACATCGCCTTCAAGCTGTATATCTTCCCAATGCCCGATAGCTTTAGTTTCTCCCCAAATGGGAGATCCTTCATCACGAAAATGCATATACAGCATCACCGGGTTCTTCTTGAATGCTTCGAGGAGCATCCCGGAAGTAAGGACCCGGTAACCGTAACGATTAAGTGATGAATCGGAAAGAATGATACGTTTTTGGCTCATTGCACTGATTTTGGTGCAATGATACGCCTATTAGTGAGGGTGCAGAAGGACGGTTAAATTTCGATATAGGAAAGCATCGAATGTAATGAAGTCCCGGAAAGTTTCAGCTCATATCCGGTGAAGTCGGTTACCTTTTTCCCTATAATCAGGTTTAAGGTTCCGAGGAGTGGGTATTCATTCGTGCCATAGATATACTTGTGTCCCTGTGTGTCCTGACAGCGTAGAACACAGCCTGTCTGAACTTTATTGCGCAGCTCGTTTGCTGTATTCCCCTCTAATGCGGATCGGGGAAACTGGATGGTCGCTGAATGCTTATATGTGATTCCTGCGTCTTTAGTATCATCGGAAGCGACAGTTGGAGCTTCAATGACTCCTCGCGTTGGAAGCGGATACCAGTCGTGTCCTTCCTTGCTTCTGATGCATGCCTGGTTCTGATGTACTGCAAACAGGGCTATTTCGTCTGTATTCAGGATTTCGGCAAATAATATGCCTCCCATATTATTGATATTATTCATAACTTATTGATTTTCAATTAGTACGCATTTTTAGAACATTTTTTGATCAAAAAAGGGACAATTAACTACACTTGCTCGGTCATGTTTTTGTGCGGTGATAGCCTCTTTTTTTCTCTTTTCGTCGAAGATTAGCCCTCCATCGATAATAATTCTTCTTGAATGCATCTTCGCTGATAGAATCAATCCCATAGCAGGTCATGAAGTTGTGTATCCCGTCGATATAGGTGATTCCGTAAGTGTGCTTTTGTTCATCCAAGTAATCATGCACCTCTGCCCATAGCATGCGGTCGATCTTGCGAATGAGAATTATCTGTGAACGTATTCCCAGGTAATTGTAAGTTTTAGGATCCTTCCCGGTAGTACGTTCAGGAAGGATGATGGTGAGATTACCATGATCCTTAAAGATGTTGGCTGGACGACGTTCTAACAGATCGTAGATAAAATGGTAGATATCCGTTTTATCCGGGAAGCGAATCGGAGAGTCCTGCAAATTGCAGAACTTTCCGATCAGATACTCCTTAAGATGCTGTGGAACTTCAATCTTAGTAGTAATCATATAAAGCATAGTGGTTTAGGTGTGGAGCTAATGTACAAAATATAACTGAGTAATCCTTGCCTTTATCAATAAAAAAACGAGGTATTGTACATATAACCCTTGCTGATACCGTACTATTTTTTTGTGCAATCGTGCTAAATGAGCTATGCTTTCTATTTATGTGTTGTTTATCAGATAGTTAAGGGCGTACGAAATAGTGTACTTTTTAGCACAAAATCTTCGTACTCCGTACAAAATGCATTTTTGTGCGTTTTTGTACGAGTCGTACGTTTTTGTACGAAAATCGTGCGGTGTTTAAATATCTGATTTATAATGTAATAAATGCCGAAAAAAGGGTGTCTGCACGAAAGCACAAAATTTTCCCTTATTTTTAGGTAGGGTATTTTTAAGAAAGAAAGAAAAATAAAAAAAATATATATGTCCCCCTGTCTGCACTTGGCGCCTCTCCCCCTGCACATTTGTTCAAAACGTTCTTGATGAATGAAGGGGAGGCGAGGGGAACGGAAAAAGAAAGCCCGGTAATACAGAAGCATCACCGGGCAATAAATGATTCGACTTATGTTAGCGCAAATCATCAGGATAAAACACTTGCGATATCAATTCGTACTCACGCGGTAGTGACTTGACGCCAACGACTACACAGATACCCCTTGCGGCAAGCTCGTAGAGCCGCTGTGTCGTGATGACAGAGCCGCGAAAGTTGTAGTTACTGCAGAGAATGAAGTAGGCAGTAGGCAGGTCAAAGGAATAGATATCCTTGCGGATGATTTTTTTAGCGTCCGAAGGGACTTTGGCAAAACCCAGCCGAACGGCCAGGCGGGAAATGAATAGTTCCCGGTCATCGCTCGATTGGGCTATTACTACCATTATTTTATTCTCTTTTTTTATTGTCATAATGTTGCGTATATCAGTGAAAATTAGTATCTTTACAGAGTAATAAATTGGGATAATCTACTCATCTTCGATTCGAGTAGAAGTGTGGCCGGACATGTGCCGGCACTAATTTAGGCACATGCCGAATGCTGCTATAATCGTCAGAAAACTCTAAAAAGTCATCCAAGACATCTTTCCTTGTTGTTTCTTCAATAATATACATACAGGCTATTTTAATGAATAGATCACGTGATGCAGGCTTACAATGGTCAGCTATAAGAATACTCTTGCCTTCAGGTATTGTAGCAAGAATGTTATTGACGGCGTGATAGAAACGCATGAAGCGTTCCGGATCCTGCCGGTATAGAGGAAGAACTTCGTCTAATATTTCTTGATAGGTTCCCATGCTTAAGTGCAGAATAGTGATAGTGCAATTAATATTGATAATTTATATTCCCTGCTGTATAGCTCCAAATACCGGTGTGAAACCTGAATTTTAGCGTCTCAATGATTCCTTTTTTTTGTGGGATCCAGTTGTGTAAAGCCTCGATGTCTCCTACTTCCGGTTCTGGCGGAAATACATATAGGTGGAGTCCGATGACGAACCATCTTATTCTATTCATGTTTTTATTGTTATTCGTTAAACCTCTATCTCAAACTGCTCACTTTTTGCCGATGGCATACATTCAAGAAGGGAAGAACCTACTGAAACGTAATAGATACCATCTTTTTCAAGCGGGAGCCAATGGAAATAGCGCCCTGTTTCTTCATGCATTACCGGAATCCCAAATTTATTAAGAGGTCTACCATCTATGCCTCGAAACTTTCTACACCATTTATCAATAAATTCACGACCTTCCTTCTTTCGTTTATTGATTTTCCAACACGGATGCTTCTTATCATCATTATTCGGAATCAGTTTTTCAGGAACAAACTCTTTATCATCAAATCCAATAAGAGTATAAAGCCACTCAGCGGTTATTCCAAATACCCATCCATATCCGAGGCTATCCGGTCTTGAACCACAATATTCTTGAATCATATCTTTAGCTTCGTTTTGTTCACGCAGAAGCCGTTCATTCATTTGTTTCAGCAGCTTCTCAAGTGCTGAACCTTGTTTTGCTATTATCTTCATATTTATATTGATTTGTATTATTTAAAAAATCCCAATTCTTTACTTAGTCTCTTTTTTGCTATGCCTATATAGTTAGGATTAAGCTCAGCTCCTACATAATAGCGGTTGAGCTTCCTGGCAACTACGGCCGTAGTACCAGAACCCATGAACGGGTCAATTACGATACCATCTTCAGGGCAGCCCGCTTTAATGCAATCAACTATCAAATTCTCTGGAAATACTGCAAAGTGTGCATCTTTATAAGAGGATGTTGGAATGTGCCAAACTGAACGTTTATTAGCTTTGTCTGCATACTGATATTCACGTGTCGTACTCTTCCGGAACATCGGATTGGATTCCTCCAAACTGTTAGCAGTCGCAAAAGCCTTATATCCTACATTCTCAACTTTGCCAAGCCTACTTTTTACGCTTTGAGAAGCTGTCTGCTGAATAGATTTACTATCAAAATAGTATTTTTTACTCTTTGATAAGAGAAAGATGTATTCATGCGACTTCGTACATCTATCCGTAACACTTTCCGGCATCGGATTAGGTTTACTCCAAATGATATCCTGCCGCAAATACCAACCATCGGCACGAAGAGCAAAAGCAAGCATCCACGGAATGCCTATTAAATCTTTATTTTTGCATCCCGTACACTGTTTTACCAATGTAGCTTTGCCAAGTGTCCCTCTATTTGTTCCTTGCTTATAATTCATTGCATTATCTGGGAAACGCGCTGCACCTTTCATGGAACCAGCATAGCTGTCTCCGATATTCACCCACAATGTACCATCGTTTTTTAAAACCCGATAAACTTCATGGAATACATTCACTAATTTCTCAATATATTCTTCTGGAGTTTTTTCAAGTCCTATTTGAGCTTCATTGCCATAGTCACGTAGCCCGTAATATGGTGGAGAAGTAACACAGCAATTAATACTCTTATCTGGAAGTGATTGCAACCAAGTAAGACATTCTGCATTATATATTTGATTTAGATTCATATCTATTCTTGTATTGAGCCATACGGTGGACGTTCAACCACCATATGGCAGTGTGTTAAAACTCAAATATCATCCAGTCATTTGCCAACATATCACTTTGAGACGCTAACCATCCGTTTATGATAGTGCCATCGGCAGCTTTCATGCAGATATATGCTGTGAACTTAACAACATCATCTTTCTTTAAATCAATTGGATTACCACTTTCATCGACACAATCCTGATAATAATAATCCTTCACTCTCTGAGGAAGCGACTTTATTTCTTGAGCAACGAAAGAAATATGTAATTCATCGGCCGGTCGCATGAAAATAAACATACCTTTTCCGTTCCATCCTTTACGGGTAACAAGATTTCCTCTTTGCATAGTTGCAATCGCTTGCCCGAATGTTCCAGACTCTCCACTTATCAATTCTGCGTTTTCTGTAGCACCTATAACATAAGCAGTTTCAATCTCTCCTTTAGTATAGTTACCTGTTTGATTGGATAATCTTGCTGAATATTCAGCTGCTTTTTCATCTAATGATTTCATTGTATATATGGGTTTTACAAAGCCCGCCCAAGGCTCATTTTTATTTGTTAAATACTAAAAAGTCAGTTGGGTCTGCATACATACTAATGAGTCCTTCATCCCAATGAATACCTGCCACTATCCATTTATATGGAATATCCACGTATGATGCGTCGCTTTTGTATGTAGCATACCAATGCACACCTATTTTTCCGGACTCATATTCTACAATCTCAAAATTGACAATCTCACATTTTAAACGTTTCTTGATTTCCTCTTTTAACTTATCAGCATGAGATAATACCTCATTTAGTAATATTTTTCCCATATTCATCGCTATCTTTTAAAAGTCTATTTGTTTCTGTTCATCCTCAAAGTTGGTATCAACAGAATAACTGTCACCTGTGCAGGTTCCAGTCCCAACTGTGAAATATTCCACTCCTCCAGCTTTGTCGTCAAGAACTGGACATCCATCTTTATCTGTCTTAAAAGGTTTCCCAGTTTTACTATCATATTTGTGTGGATTAAAGAGGTATCCTTTCCAGTCACAATACATAATAAATTTCTTTTTGAATGCGGTAGGAGATATGTATTTCCGCTGCATAGGATCATAGATGCAAAAGGCGTCATATAAGTCTTTTTTGACAAGGCGGTGATTTAAATGTTCCTCGGAAGAAAAATATTCATCTGCCCATGAAATAAGAGTTTCACCGATTTCTTGTCTGAGTATGCGTTGTTCCAAACGTTCGCCGGGAGCTTGAACCACTCCATACTGGAGATAAAGTTGTATGCAGTTAGCTAGAAGATTCCATGTAAGATTCCATTGATCAAAATCCCATTCTGAAAAAAAACGTATCCCAAAGTCATCTACAGGCTTATGTGAGTCATTATAGTAGTCAGAGAAGGCAAGTAGCCACTGCCTATCTGTGAAACTTGATCCTCTTCCTCGAATAGCGTGATTAGTTGCTATATATATTTTGGGTGAACGCTCGAATGGGAGTGTGATTCGCCTCCCGCCTTTGTAGTTGACGCTCCAGTCACCTGTTATATTAGGAAACAAGAATTCAAAGTTGAAATTCTGAAGGACATCATCAATAAATACAAACTTTGTGTTTTCAAGTACATCATTCCAAATAAACTGATCATTGAAGATATCGCTTCTTTTGCCAGGTATATAAGCAGTGGGAACAACACAGCGTAATAACTCTCCGATTAAGGATTTACCGGATCTTCCGTTAGAGTCTCCGACTTCAGATTGTTTCCCGTCCATACCAATGATTGCTTTAGCCACATTGCTATCTTTTGCTTCCATTGCCATATATCCAATCGCGCATAATTTACTGAGCAAATGAATATGATTCTCATTTTCTTCTTCAGGTGAAAAATCTTCCTTTGATTTACGCCAAGTGAAATTACTTGTGTTGATCAGAAATTGGAGATAATGTGATTTTTTACCCTCTTCAGAGAGGGTATAGGAATATTGATTATCTTGATCAATCTTAAAGTGGATGAGTGGGGAACCTAAATATTTAGCAGGAATTATTTTTTGCTGCTCTTCCCAAATGTGATGATCAATGACTTCGTAGCCTATTTCCTGTACATTGTCTTTGGTTACATACCAACATTTTGTATTAAAATAGAAATATTGGCTTTCTCGATTTGGTTTGATGAAGTTCGGTTCAATGAAATTCAACAGTGATAGTTTGTCTGGTCCCACATATTGGGATACTCCTTTAATTAGCATTTCGTGTACCTCCTTTTTACAATATTGTTTAGCGAATTGAAATAAATAATCACGGGCATCTGAAGCATCGATTGGCTTAACAACGGGCGGATCTAAATGAATAAATTGATAAGTTTTGTCTAAACGGCGTAAACGTCCAAATCCTCGGTTTTGTAAAAAGTTGTGGGAATTGACATAGCAAAACTGATATTCAATTCTCACTCCAGAGCGACCTTCTTTTTCTACCTCTTCCCAAAATTTCTCGTCATCATCAAAAGGTTGTGCTAAAATAACTTTCCCTGTTTCATCAAACTTCCAACGATATCTCCCGAAGACAAATTCCGGAAGATTTTTGAGGATATCTTTATGGCGTTCGGCAAAAGCTTCATATGAATGTAGACACCATAACTCCTGTAGTTTGTGATCAGTCCAAGTTGTTACTTTAAACATTTCGACGTACTTCCCAAAACCTTTTTTATCATTACAGGCAAATTCGATGTCTTGAGCTAGTTCATCTTCATGATCTTTTAAAGTGTTTGCTAGCAAATCATCTAATCCTTTGTCGCCAGCACTGTTTTTTTGTATATGACCAACATAGATTTCTACATATATATTACGATTTTTGAGGGTACGCATATATTCTTTGAAATTTTTGGCTGCGTAGAAAAAACAATATGGACGTTTTTCCACGCGGTCATTCAGCCGAATGTTGGTACTGATATCATCCCAGTCTGAATCAAAGATAAATGCTACTTCTTTGACATTGCAAGTCGTGATGATCTTGACGATATCTTCCGGGAGAGAGTTGTTCTCTTTGCTTCCTAAGTTCTGAATGCCACTTACTGCGATAGAAGGAATACCGTGTTTGCATGCTTTTTCTGCTTTTTTTTCCCCTTCTTGAATATAGAGTCTTGGTATTTCTTTCTTTTCCTTATACATACTCCGAATTCTTTCCGGAATATAGATCGGAGTGCCTGAGCCTGGAGGGGATTTGTATTTAAAAGGCTTCCCTTCCTTGTCAAGGTGAGCATCCGGGAATTGCCATCTGACACGAAAATATTCTTTTCGTTCGCCAGTGTCTCTTTTCCGATGATCTTTTCGGATATAGGTAACAGGCATGCCCTCCAAATCATAATATTCGATGATAACATCATCTCCTTTGGAATCGATAGCTCCTGAATCGTTAATTGTTCCAGGACGGAATGTACGTATTTCAAAAATAGACTTAGTTTCATCGGTTTTGTAAATCCTTGCTGTGACATCTTCGAATGTTAATCCGGAAGCTGAGAGCATTCTAGCACAAAAACTGTTGACATCATTGCCTTTGGCTTTTTTGCTCCCTTGCTTCATTTTTGTGACCGGCTTTTTTTTCTGTTCCGGACGTTGATCAAGGATGACATTAAATTTATGTGCCAGGTATTCGAGAGCGTCCGGATATTCTTTCTTCTCGACTCTCATTAAATAGTCAAGCGCACCTACTCCAGCTATTTGATGGCAGGAAAAACAGCTATAAATATCTTTAGCAGGATTGATACTAAACTTCTTCGAAGCCTTGCAGACGGGACAGTCACAAACGTAACTAGTACCGGACTTGCGAAGATTCTGAAAGTCTTGTACTACGTCTACCAAATGGTTAGCAGAGGAATCTTTGATGCGCTTTATGTCATCATCAGTAAAATTCATAGTTATGGTTTATTATTTTGTATAGGAGAAACAAGTTCTATGAGTTGCGAGTGAAGCTGTTTCTCAAGGACTTCAATAGGATGGGATAAAAGTTGCTTGTCCGCTTGCTGAATAATTTTCTGAAGGCGCTTTGCGTCTTCAGGATGAATATCGTTAATCGTGAGGTAACCACGATGGTCATTGTCTACGTACATAGTATTATCCTTTTTTACGCCCTCCTACGGCTTTGCGGTGATAATCTAATTTATACCGCTGCCGTAGTTTTTCTGCATGTTCTAGGGTCGCATCTTTAGGATCTACGAGAACTTGCGTCCGGGCGTCTATTCTTAACAATATTTTGTTTGATTCCTGCTGAGCAGATTGCTGACATAGAGCTGCAACTTCTTCCGGATCATCATTCTCGAAAAGATTAATTTTCTCTCTTTTCTTCGGATTCGTGGATGGGCTGGGAGAGTGTACAACTTTCATAGCTTGCTCTATCCTTTCCTAAACAAATCTTCTATAAATTCCTTCAAATAAGCCGGCATATCTCTTGGCACTGCTTGTTCGTTTTCTTGGCATTTGTAACACTCGCAGGCTGTAAGTAATATCTCGCGAGCTACTGGATGGTTCTTCATGACCGATACAACTGCCGGTATGATATCAAGAGTAGTTCCTTGTATTAGTAATGGAGAAGCCACAACATTTCCTTTACCCTTATGTAAAATACAAATTCCGCTCATTCCGCTTGTTGTGATAATCTCTGAAATTTGAACCATTGTTGAAGCAATTCTCTTTGTTTCTTCTTCTAAATTTTCCATAATGTTTATTCTTAAAATTAATACTAGAAATCGTGGGTATTCGGGGATCGATTCCCGTATCACCGGAGAAATGCTGAGCAACTCCGTTGTGTTACCTTACACCACTACCCGTATGCCGGGAATTTCACCCGGCAATCTTTGTGTAACAAACCTTAACCAGGGACTGGATACCCTACGTGTCTCCTTAACACGGTGTTTTAATGATTAATAATTGGAATGATTAAACTTCTATTCTCTTGAGTAGAATATAATGTATAAATAAAATCCCGGACTTGCACCGGCCGCATTCCTTATGCGTATTTAGTTAAATGATATATGGTTGATTAATAGAAGTTTCCTGTCTTCTAGTACGGTATTCTGTACGATCCCTGCGAGGGCGACGGACTGTACATGTTGAGTCAGTAAATATTGCAATTTCACCTCCTAGAAATACGATGAGTAGTGTTGATGCGACAATCTTCCTTGCGAAAGGAGATAGGTCAAAGCTGATATCATGATGCGTACAGAACCACCAGGCTGAAATCTCATTGATCTTGTTCAATCCCAATTTCTCTTTGATTCTGCGGAGTGTGTTATCGACAGTCCGAACACTGATCTGAAGCAATGAGGCTGTTTCTTTATAAGATCCTCCCCAGGCAACGCATTCAGCTATTTCATTTTCTCGTTTTGCTAGTGTGATGTTTCGATTCATAGTTATATATCTTCAATTGTCCAGCAGTCTGTTATGCCGTATTTTTGGAATACATTCGTAATTGCTGTAAATAGGGTAACAGAAATATCTATAATCCCTGAATTTAGCTTCTTTGAGAAGTATGATCTTGAAGGGTTATTCAGTACTACTTTCAAGTCATTTTTGAGCTTATCTTTTTCCTCTAATGAGACTTGCAGATATCCTTTTTTAAAGGAATAGCGTTTTTTCGCTATTGCACATGTTCTAGTTTTGTTGTACATTTGTTGCATTGATTTTGAAACTACGTTGCAAATATATAGAACATTTCTATATAAACAATGAAAAAATGAAGAAAATTTCTCTTTTAGTAGAGAAATGTTCTAAAATGGTATGATATGGAGAATATGTCAATATCTAAAGAAGCATTCATAGATCGTCTTGAAGCTTTTATGAAAATGGAGAAATTGAACGCTAATAGCTTGACTGTTAGCGCTAAATTATCAAATGGACTTGTGAATAAAGCTTTGAAGAATAGGTCATCAATGAATTCTGATAGTATAGAACGTATTCTATGTGCTTATCCACGTCTCAGTGCAGACTGGTTGATGACCGGTAAAGGTACTATGTATGTGGAAGAACTTCCTGAAATCACGGATTATATGTCTAATACGCATAATAATGATAGTTTAATCTTTTTTTTGCGTGATAGAAATAAAGAGTTGGAGTGTGAAAATAGGAAGTTGGTCTCGGAAAATGCATCACTGAGAACTAGGCTGGAGTTACTTGATAATTCCGCAGGTAAAACAGGATGAAGATAATTAAAGGCGGGAAATTCCCTAACAAAAAACAATAAAAAAACAAGTTTGGTTCGAACTAAAATGTTTGTCTCCGAATAGAAATTAATTTTGGGTCCGGTGATTTTTGTAGCCCGTTATAGAGCTAAATTCTTGGTTGTTAGTACTGAAAGTAGTGCGCCAGGAACCTCATAAAACCCTTTCAGATGATCTCTGAGAGGGTTTTTCTTTTCTCTTAATCCAAAATGTTCCCAC